TGAAATTCCGGGATTGCTGAACCCAGCAATCAACTCGTTCAGCATAGCCTTTGCTCGGAATAAAGGCCAGCTACGACGAGGAATATGATCGCACGGCACTAAACAACTAATGACGTTTTGCACGTCGATCAAGTACCAGTCGTAAGTATCCGTGAAAACATCTTGGAAGACGATGGCGCTTACCCCGGTCGTGACCACTTGTTCCGCGATGAGCTGGGTCATGCCCATCTGGGTGCCAGCGTCCCCATTCCGATCGATATACACCATCAACGCATCGCCGTTCGCAAATGGGTTGGTGCCGCTGCTTGCGCGTGCAACTACAGACAGGTTGCGGTATCCAGCCGGCAGGGAGACAGCGCTCACATCGAAGGTCGCCCACTTCGTGGGATCGGTCATTTTGACCAGGCGGATCGAGCCCTTCACGGCGCTGGTGACGGCGCGCAGGTCAGCGAAGACGTTCGAGATATCGACACCGCCAGCGATCTGGATGTCCATGCGCAAGGTGGCCGCACCGGTCTGCGTGGTGTTGCTGAGCCGAAGTTTGCCCACGCCAGGATCACTGTCGGCGGTCGAGCTGTCGAACACATACGGGAACGCATACGCGCCACCTGCGGCCAGTGCCTGGACCGACGAAATCAGCCCTTTTAGCTGGCTGCTGTATTCAGGCAGGTCGCGATAGAAATTACCCATCTTCTTGTCGAATTCGGGTTTTGGCTGCGAGCGATGCGGCAGTGCAGTTGGATCATCAAATATCAAATTCATTAAACACTCCCCTCAATCTGTAACGACATGTCTGACTTAAGTAAACCTGGAATCACAATGTCAAAGCTCACATAGCGACCGAACACTGCGGTCGCACCGTATGGACCACCAACCCAGACAATCGGCCGTTGCCGTAACTGGAAAAGCTTCCGTTGGATATAGTCGATTTCGCCGTTATTAACCTGCACATCGACATCCATTTTTTTCGCGTAATCCCGATACTGGGTTTTGCTCGTTCCGTCGAAATTGAAAGTCGTGCTGGAGAAATCTTTCCCACTAGCGGTCAGACCGTAGAGAGATGGTCCGAAATCGTCAACAAGTCCAATGGCAGCCATGCCGCATTTGGCCACCCCACCCGGCTTCCTCAGCACTACTGTGACGAGGGCAGAAGCATACGGAGGCATCGCGACTGTGAAGTAATAGTCGGCGCGGTCCGCTGGTCGGAAGCACCAATCGTAGTAGCTACTGCTGCCACCAGCGGTGACAAGACTGATAACTTCGGAAAAGACCACCCCTTCAGACTGATCGACAACAACCAACTCGATTTCGTCTGCGTCCACGTTGCCCAAGTAAAGCCCCTCACAAATCGACTGCGGCGACAGGACTACGACAATTTCTTCCGGACTGGTGGTCTGCGTGTTGTTGTAATCATCGAACATTGCCCAGCGATTGGTCTTCCCGCGCGAATTCCAGGAAGCTTCATCAGTCAATGGCTTTCCCTTGTTCGCGTCCATGAGCGACTTGTACACTTCATGCGTAACCGGGTCACGAACGAGTGCGTCCTTGGCATAGGTCGCCGCCGCGTCGTACGGCGGCTCGATCATCGGCACGTTCGAATAGATCAGGCCAGCACCAGGGCCGATTACGTCAGCGGCGCGGGTGACGGCCGTGCCGCTGGTTTTGATCGGGCTGTCGACGCGATCGCGCTGAAGCTGCGGCAAGCCAATACGAACTGTAAAATCGAACGCCGCGCCAATCGGGGCCTCAAGCAGAACAAACGCTGTTAATCTTGCGGTTCCATCCGGCGTGTTTGGGTGGTATGCCGTAAATCTGCTCAAGACCTCACCGAGGGGGAGATCGGTAACGGTGGTATTTATCTGAGCGCCCGCGCTAGTGAGCGCGCGCACGCATGCGGTAACACGAACAGCCCCAGCAGCGCCCGCAACAATCTTCACGAACTGAGAGTATGCCCAGAGCTGCTCGGGCCCTGCTGGCACATTGAGGCCATCTGACCGCTCCGGATAAAGGCCGAAGTACCCCCGGTCATTCGACAGCGTCCAGAAGCGCACGTCGATGTAGTTGGTCCCACCCTCTTGGCCTACTGCTACGACCTCAAGATTTTGCCCGGCCGACTTATCAACCGACCAGTTCGTCGGAACTGCACCGCCAGAGCCAAATGCCCCTACGACCGCCCCTTGCATGGTGTTGTTACGGATGCTGTTCGTCGCCTCAGGCTCGACCAGCGCATATGGCGCCTTGCTCAGTGCGGAGGGGTCGTACGTCACTCCCAAGGTATTGGCCGGCACCTCGACCAGCGTGCCGGTTCGGTCGTACACCCACTTGGGGGACGGGCGCGTGCACGCCGCGTCCCCCAGTGTTACTGGATCAACAATAATCATTGCAGGCGCTCCTTCGGCGAGCCGATCTTCTCCCACCGATCAAGCAAGTCAGCGGTCTGTTTGGAATACTTCGCAACCGCGAAGAGTGCACGGTCCAGCGCCTGCTGCTGCGCATCGTTCTGGGTGCGCAGCTGGCGGACCTCCTCGGCCAAGGCGGTGGAGTTGTCGACCGGGCTGCCGAGACGAGCCATGAGGTCGCGCGTTTGGCTGGCGTTGAAGATCCTGGCCGGGCCAGTGGCCTCGAGCTCAGGCCCGTTCTCGCCCACGATCCTCCAGCCGCCGGAATGGTCGCCGCCAGCCGCGTAACCCGGGATTTTGCCCTTGCTCTTGTACTCGGTACTTTCCTTAAACGACTGCGCGATCGCGTCGTACGACACCCCAGCCGCAGCGCGGTCCATCCAATATTGCAGGCCGGCTGCATCGGCCGGGCGGCCCAGAGTCGACTTGTACAGATCGCGGATCTTCGCTTCCGGCGAATTGTTGATCGAGTTGACGATGTCCGAGATAGAGTTCCCGGCGGCCGCACTGCCCTTCCAGTACTCGAGGCCAGCCGCATCCGGCGCCCTACCGAGAGCGCTTTGATATGCGCCACCGATCGACGTGACCGCCGCGTTGATCGGATTAGCCCTCGCGCTGAGGACAGCCGATTGAAGGGCAAGGATCGCGTCCCGGATGGAAAGCCCTGTCGTGCTGATACCCTTTAGCTGGTCGATCTGTTCTTGTTCACGCTCCAGCATCTTGTCGTACGACGCCAGTTGGTCTTCCAACGTGTCCAGCGTGCGGTCTTCGACACTCAACGTTGCATCGGAGATCGCAGCCAGCTCAGACATGTCGTTGCGGGTGCGGTAGAAGTCGGCCTGGTAGTCAGCGAACGATGCGAACTGCTCGCTGGCGTCCTGCGACAGCGTGGTCAACACAGCCTGCAGCTTGTCCGCGTCCGGCAATCCACCGCCGGCCCGTGCGAGCGCGAGGAAGCTGCGCAGGTCGGATTGCGCGCGGGCGCGCTCGATCGCCTCCGCACCAGGGCCGCGCATGCCATCGATCGTGCTGCGCAGGCTGTTCGACACCGCGCGGATCTTGTTGGCCGCCTCGGTATGGTTGGCGATCTGCGATTGCAGCGCCGCTTTCTCGCGTTCGACTACACGCTGAAGCACCGAGAAGGCACTGTCGACGTTACTCATCAGGCCGGCAGCCACCTGCTGCGCTGCCTGTGCGGCCGCAGTCGCCGCCTGGGCGGCCGAGGCTTCTGCCTGCAGCGACTGGATGCGGTCCCATAGCGGCAGATTGCTTTCGTGGATCGTCGCACGCTCCTTCGCGAGCAGCTGCTCGCGGGTCATCGTCATCTCGTCCAGCCGGTCCTGCAGGCTCTTGCGCTCGTCGGCGATCTCCTGCATCGACTTGGTCAGGTCTTCCGTTGCCGGGTACACCTGGGCGAACGCCTCGGCCAGCGACATCAGCGACGTGTACTGCTTGGCGCCTGCCTCGGTTGTCAGGTTCAGGCCAAGGATGACGTTCTTGAACTCGTCGCGCGTGTCCACCCAGGCCAGGCCCATGTCGGCCAGCTGGCCGACGACGTGCTTCTGGACTGGCGCCAGGCGCTCGGCCTCGGTCAGGAACTCCTGGGCGAACGTGCTCGCCTGGTCGGCCAGCTCACTGATCCCGCCGGACAGGCTGATCAGGCGCTCCCGGGCGGCCAGGCTGTCGATGCCGGCAGCGCCGACGGTGCGGCCAATGGAAGCCATGATGGCGTCCAAGCCGGCGTAGTTCGATGCCACCCGCGCGAGCGTCTCCAGGTAGCCTTCGCCCACCTGCTGGAACTGCTCCAGTCCGGCGACACCGAACGCGGCCAAGCTATCGCCCACCTTCGAGAAGACGGCCGACAGCTCCTTCTGAATCTCATCGTCCGTCTTGCCCTTCAGGCTGACCTTGCCAATGTCGACCACGAACTGGCTGAGCTGCGCGTTGAAGCTGTCTGCGCCCAGGCCCAGGATCTGGCCAGCCTCGTACACCGTGTCGTACAAGGACAGGAGAACGCCGGTAATCTGGCGATTGCCCTCCGCGCCCAGCGGCGCGGTCTTGGTGCTGGTCTTGTCGCTACGGAACCAGCCGCCGTCCTTCTTGATGTCGGCGTACTGCATGGCGGCGAGCGAGCCCGCGGCGATGCTGGAGAAGTTCGTCGGGTCAAAGGTAAAGCCGGTGTCCTCGACGGTCTGCTTGCCGCCAAAGACGCTGCCCAGCGCCTTGCCGATGAAGGTCTTGCCGATGACCGCGCCGAGGGCGGCACCCAAGGCCATGCCGACCGGGCCGCCCAGCAGCATGCCGATCTGGCTGGTGCCCATACCGACGTACGCGCCACCCATTGCGCCCAGCACGCCGCCACCGAGGGCGCCACCGATCCCGATCGACTTCGCGTCGAAGACGTTCTTGTTGTACTCGGAGCCGAAGTCACCGGTCACACCGGTGGTGCGCACCAGCAGCGACGCGAATTGCCCGATGCCCGACTCGATGTTGCGCAGCGAGATCAGCATCTCGTTGCTGACGCCCAAGTTGTCCTGCGTCGACTGCTCGATCTGCGAGAGCGCGCGCGCGATTGAGTCGGACTTCGCGTCCGAGCCCAGCACGGTGCCGGTGCCCTGCGCTTTCTGCCGGGACTCCGACAGGCTCATGCCGCCGCCGGACACGCCGCCGATTGCGACGCCCAGGCCGGCGACGACGGCGGCCATCGCCGCCATCCGGCCGAAGGCCGTATAGGGGTCGCCGCTGCCCTGGTTGAGGACCGCCGCGATGCCCTTCGGCACCAGCTCAGCCATCGTCATCGCCAGTTCGGCGGCGTGAAAGACCTTGGAGACCGTCATCAGGGTTTGGTAGCCGCGGCTTTGCTCGCCGAAGAAGCCGGCAGCTGCGCCGGCCATATCGCCGTAACCCTGCATGCGGTTCTTGGCTTCCATCTCATTGAGGCGCGCCAGGTCCTGCAGGTTCTGCATTTCGGTACGCTGGCCGGTGGCGAGGGCCAGGGCCGCGTTCTTCCGCTGCTCGTCGATCTCGGCCTGACGCTTGCCGAAGCCGTCCAGCGAGGCGGTCAACGCGGACAATGCCGTGCCGGCCCCGCCCAGGGATTCGCGCAGCGCCTCGCCGAAGGTCTGCGCCTTCGCCGGGTCTAGGAACTCGTCCAGGGACTCGGCCGCCTTCCTGCCGGCTTCCATCGTCTCGACACTGCTCAGGGCCGCTGAGCTGCGCTTCTTCGCGGCGATCAGCTTTTCCAGGTTCTCGATCTCGTCGAGCGTGAGCCCGGTCGATGCGCGCTGCGCCAGCTGCTCCTCCAGGCGCGCGAGTTCGAGCGAAGCGATCTCGCTTCGAGTCTTGCCGAAGGTGCGGGCCAGTTCTTCGTTGCGGCTCGCTTCCGTCTCCGCATCCTGGATCGTCTTGGCCGCGGCGGCCGCGTATTCGGTGCGGGTCTTATTCCAGCTTGTGAAGCCTTCCTCGGCGCGCTTATTCGATTCGATGACCTCCAGGTTGGTGACGTACTCTTGGATCATCATGTCGACGTGCGCGCGCTGGACCGGGCTCAGCTTTGCCTTCATCGCAGCCAGCTGCTGCGCGAGGTTGATCTGCTCCTGCTGGCTGGCCGCCAGTGGCGCACTGCTATTGATCTCGATCCTGGTTTGGGCGATCTTTGCCTGGATGGCGCGCGTGAGGTTCGCGTATGCATCGGCCTGCCGTTCAGCATCCTTCGACTCTTCGTCGCCCCCCTTGTAGCCAAGCGTTTTTTTCAGCTGGTCGGTCACGTCGTCTGACCCCATGGCATCGCCGACTCGACTCGCAATACGCTTCAGGACCGCCTGCTCAAACTGGTTTGCCGGCTTATTCCAGAGGTCGTCGTACTTTCGGTTGGCGTCTTCAAGGATCGCATTTCGCTCGGCAGCGGCGTCTTTGATATCCTTGAGAGGCGAGCCACCGCTCAATAGCTTCCTTGCCATATTTGCTGGCGTCGCTGCCCAAGCGAGATCGAGGTCTGCCGCGACGACCTTGAAGCTGCTCGATACTGCCGAGAAAGTTCGAGGCAGTAGCACTGCGACATCAGCCACACGCGCCAGGCCAACCGCGAGATCGTCCGCCCAACCTGCGATCTCACCGCTGTTCACTAGACCGTCTTCCGCCCTGAGCACGTCGGAGAAACCGTCAGCAAGGTCGGTCATCGCGGGCAATGCAGCCGTGAGGATCGAGGTGAACACTTCGTTCGTGCGGACACCAAGCATACCCATCTTGTCCTGCAGCGCCGATGCCTGGGCCACCGCCTCCGCGGAGGTGGTGGAGAAATCGTCCACGTTATCGGCCAAGTCGTTAAAGAATGGGAGCAAGTCGGCACCTGACTTGCCGAACAAATCCGTAACGATCGCCGCTTTCGCAGCGCCGTCCTCATAGTCCTGAAGCCGTTTGGCAACATCCACCATCACATCGCTCGGGTCGCGGAGATTGCCAGCGGCGTCCTTCGCAGAAATACCGATGGCGGCAAGTGCCTTTCCGGTTTTGCTCGATTTCTCATCGACGGTCGTAAGGCCACGCGCCAGTTTCACGAGCGCAGGATCTACGCTACCAGCGAAGTCGACCCCAAACGCCTGCGCCACCTTTTGAATGCGCGACAGGCTCTCGACGCTGGTGCCGATCTTCTGCGATAAATCGTCCAGCTCACCCATCGAATTCATCACCTGGCCAATCTTCGCGCCAAGCGTAGCGAGCGAAATGCCCGCGATTGCAAAGCCGGCCACGTTCCCGATGGTTGACTGGAGGTTGGAGTAGCGGTCGCCCAGGTCCCCGATCTGGCCAGAGATGCGCTGCAACGACTCGTTGTTCATCTGCCGCAGCGCGTCACTCACGGTTACGATCCTGCGCCGGCTTTCAGCGGCGCCATCGACAACCATTTCAATAAGTGCGCGTGGCGTTGCCATCGTCTCTATTCCTTAAGTCTTGCGTTGACGCGCCCACTCCTCCAGGCACGCTCGTTCCATCATTTGAATCAGCAGAAACATCTGCTGACGCGCTTTCTTCTTCATCCCGCGCATGCGCAAGCAAGTTTCGACACCGGGATAGTTCAAGCCTGTCGCCCCAGCCATGCCGGCGTTCCACTGCGTTTGAACGGACAGCCAGAAACCGAAGGCTTCATCGTTCTCCGGCCAGAGCCAATACTCGTCCTGCTGCAGTTCCAGGCCTCCTTCAGCGTAGAGACCTAAAGCAGCTAGGGCGTCATTGGCCCGATCCGTATCTGCGCGCTCGTTGCTTCCAAACTCAATTTGGCCGCGCGCCATGAGGCGCACGACCTCGGTTAGTTTTTTGCAGTGGCCGAGACCTGTTCCAGGTAGGTATGCATGATCAGCAGCGGCAGGCCAGCGTTGTCGAGCAGATCGTCGAGCTTTTCGCCGGTGAACGGGATCGCGTTGCCATCTGCATCCAGCATGCCGTCCCAGCCCTCGGCTACCTTCTGGACGAAGCCCTTGACCTCGCCCTTCTTGTCCTTCATGACTGCGTCGATCTCGCCCTGAGTGAGGCGCTTGCAATTCAGGGTGAATTCGAAATTCACCGATTTGCCGTCTTCACCAGGCAATGCGCCCTTGACAACGACAGGGAGTTTGTTGAGCTTTTTCAGAACGAACGCCATCGCGTTTCCTTTCAGTGTGAGTAATTGGTTACAGGCAGACGATGCGCCACTCGTCGTTGCCGTTGACCGGCATCAGGCGCAAGTCGAAGCCGATCAGGCGCTTGCCGTTGAGTTCTGACTTGCGCGGATTGGTCAGCTGCACGGCAGGAGCGAAGATGATGGCCTTGTTGCCGGTGGCCGTGCCAATGGTGAAGCCCAGGCTTTGCGTTTCGTTCGCCTTGACCTTTTCCATGAGTGCCACTTCCTGCGCCGCGGTCAGCTCGAGTTCGAGTGTCGCCGTCGACTGGCGGTCCGAGATGTCGACCGTTTCGGTGCTGAGCATTGCGCTGAAGTTCACAACGTTTCCGAAGTTCAGCTCCAGGCCGGTGCTGTTGTAGACCGTGCCACCGGTCAGCGCGCCGGTCGCATAGGTGCAGCCCAGCGTGATGTCGATGACGTTCGCCTTGGTCATAGCGACCGGCTTCTTCCAGGGCGTGAAGGTCGGGGCGACGTTTGGAGTCGCGACGATGCCGCCATCCAGGCCGGTCCATTCGAACCGCAGCATCGGGCGTTCACCGATCTTCGCAGACAGGGTGCAGTTACCCATTGCCCCCAGCAGCTTGTGCAGGACGCCGTCGTCGTAGTAGTACTGTGTCAGGGTCTTCAGGGCCGACGACACCGGCGTGTACTCGACACGCGGCGGAGTGGTGAGCTGGCCTTCCGCTACTGCGCAGCCCAGCAGCAGCTGGCCCCAGGCCGGCGGCGTCGCGGCCGTGCCGGAACCGGCCAGCTCGACCGCATACGACACCTTGACGCTGCCCGGTCCGACCAGCTGCTCGCTGCCGCCGAAATAGCCGCGAATGAGTGCGCGATCGATGCCCTGAGCGTCCAGCGGCGTGACGGTGGCTTCCGAGAGCAAGATCGCGTTGGCTGCGCCACTTGGCGCCGCGTCAGTACCGGGGGTCGTTTCCACCTTGGCGGTCACGACGGTGTTTTTGATAAGGCGAGCCATCGGTTACTCCTGGTCTGGTTTGGTGGCCGTTTCCGGCACTGGGTTGAGGTCAATCCACTTCCCGCTGGCCTCGTCGAAGCGCCACGAGCCGCCGCCTGGCGGAGTAGGAATATCGCTGGCCTGCGTGGCCGCGACGGGTTTCTTTTCGAGATCGGTATCGGTCTTCATGATCAGTTGAGGTTGCCGTTGAACGTGCGATGGTCGGCGGTGTAGATCAGCCGCACCCATCCGGTTTTCTTTCCTTCGGCCGTGTTCTCGGCCTCTACACCCGCGAGCACCAGGTCGCTCACGACACCTCCGAGCGTCGGATCGGCGGCCAGGCGCTCGGCGACGCGCTCAAGCAGCGGGTCAACCGCCACATCACCGCTATCAGCGACACTGCGCGCGTAGAGCTCCACGGTGATCCGCGTCGACCAATCGATCGGGGCACCGTTGATCGTCCCCTGCCCCGGCAGCGCCTGCTCCCACTGGACGCTGACAGCCTCAGCCTCCTGCTCCGGGAAGACGTTGGTCCGCGCCCGGTGGATGGACTTGCATACGGGCGGGTCGATCTGCAGCTGAGCAATCACAGCAGCAACCGCCTTGGAGAAGGCGGTGCTCATTGCGTGCACTCGATGATCAGGGTCGTCAGACCGGTGCCGTCCGGCTGCGGATCGACGATCACATACGGCACACCGGCGATCGAGATCCGCTTGCCCACCGGCTCGGCCATGACAGCGTTCGATGCTACCTGGACCGATGGGCTGGAGTTGGCCGCGCCAACGCCGAGGGAATCCGTCGAACTCGGCTTCCGAAAGATGCCGGGCACCAGCACGCCGCCGATCTCCACCTGGACGTTTGCCAGGTGGTTCAGCACCATGCTGTTGACGACAGCTTCGAGGTTGGCGAAGTTCACGGTGGCGACTTAGCGGATCACGCCGTCGAGCAGCACGGTTGCGCTGGTCTCGGTGCCGCTCTTGGGGGCAGCAGCCGCGCCGACCAGGACGTTGTTGGTCGCGGTCTTGGTGATCTGCTTCGCGGTGTTGTCCCAGTACACCTTTTCGCCGGTGACGAGGGTGTCGGCCGTGACCGCACCCAGGGCAAAGATGCCCTCGCGGACGATTTCGACGGGAGCGCCCTGCAACGCATCGCTCGCAGCGACGCCGAAGATTGCGCCAACCAAGGCGCCTTGGCCGCTGACAAGGTTCGCGGGCGCGGTAACGGTGACAACCTTGCCGGGCTGAATGAAGTTCTTCATGATGTGGTTTCCGTGATAGGTGGTGGCCGGATCGGCTTACTTGCCAGCGCCCTGGTACAGGCCGCGGTGGTCGACGGCTTTGGCGGCGAAGTCCAGGCGGCACTTCCAGGTGACGCCATCCACTTCGAAGCCAGTCTGGCTTTCGATGACCGGACCTTCGGCGCCTTCGAGATAGCAGTACTCGACGGTGTCGACCTGACTGTTGCTGCTCGCCAGGAACCAGGCGGTCTCGCTCATGCCGTCCAGAATCGGCTCGACGATTGGCTCGACCGCAGTACGCCCGCCAGCGCGGAATTCGTTCACATCGGTCTGTTTGGCCGGAACATAGTTCGCGCTGGTCAGCTGGTAGGCATCCTGCTCCAGGGTCGCCGGAACGATCAGGAAGTTCGGGGCCAGATTCAGCTCCTCACCAGCCAGCCCTTTTTGCAGACGCATTGCAGTACGGCCTGCCTTCAGCGTTGCCAGTGCCAGGCCCGAGCCAGCGCCGGTTGCCAGGTTCTTGTGGTCCGCGTGGAACAGCTCCTTGCCATCCCCCATCATCGGGTTGCCGGCCAGTTGGCTGTACACCAGACGGTTTTCCAGGCGGCTGGAGCTTGCGCCGAACGCCGTCACCAGGCGCTCGAAGGCGCGCAGGTCGTCGTTGATGATCGCCTGGCGGGTCAGCGAGACCATGCGGCCGTAGGTCACCAGCGCGTACGAGGTGCCGGCATCCTTCAGCGTGCCGTACTTGAACTCGCCATGCTCGTTGGTTTGCAGCAGCTCGGGCGCGCCCGACATCTGCACGATGTTGATGTTCTTGAAGTCTGGCGCGTTCGGTGCGCGACGTGCCCACTGGGTGTAGGTGCCGGCGTTTTCCTGGTACGCGTCGCGCATCCGCTTGTTCGCGACGTTTGCGAACAGGGTCGCAAAATCGCTGGTGCCGTGGGCGCCCGAACGGAAATGCAGGATCTCGGTCGCCAGGCGCATGCGATCCATGCCGCGCGTCGAGACGCCCTGCGATTCGAGGAAGTCGCGGCCCAGCTCGATCAGGCTCAGGCCACGGTACTGGCGGCCATTATCAGTCAGCTTGGCGCCGGCGTGGATGCGGTGCATGATCGCTTCCTCGATGCCGGCCATGCGAACTTCGTACTCGCTGCCGACCACCTGGATGCGAACGTTCTGATGACCGCCGCGAGCGGCATCGTTGCGCGCCATCTCGTCCAGCACCGCGCTGCGAGCTTGGTCGAGCGAGTTGCCGCTGCGGATCAGGCCGGCAGCCAGGTTGCTCACGCCATGGCGTGCGCACAGCTCGGTGATGTCAGCTGCGCGGGTGGCCGCTTCATTGGCAGCGCGCGTGGCAGCGTCGTCGGCTGCTGGGGGTGCAGCCGGTGCTGGGGCCGGTGCTGCTGGGACCGGATCAGCGCCACGGGTGGCAGGAGTAGGCGCAGGGTTCTGGGCGCCCGGCTGGGTAGCAATGGTCATGTTGTCTTCCTGGTTGGATGGAACGGATTGGGCGGGCGCCCGGGTGATGAATTCGCATGGGCTGCCATTGACCGGCGCGCTACGCGTGCTGGCCTCGGCGTCGGCCGGGACGGTGACAAAGCTGATTTCGAACGGCTGCCACCGCACGGCCCGGTAGAGGTCCATGTTCACGCCATCGGTGCGGTCGATTGCGCGGGTAATCTCGAAGGTCGTGATGTTGTAGCCGAACGAAATCGAACGGATGATGCCGGCCTTGATATCGGCGACGATGCCAGCCATCTCCGGGCGCGTCGACAGCCGCAGCACGGCGCGGCCTTCGCCATTGGCGATGGTGCCGCTGATCGCGATGCCGATGATCGACTGGACGCCACCGTGCATGCGGTGGTTGTCAATGACCTGGACAGTACCGGCGTCGAAGCGCGTCATGTCAACGGCTTCCGGCGTGACAGCCAATTCCTCCTCGTACGGCTTGTCGGTCCACCAGTCGTAGCGTCGGACCCGCGAGCCGGTCGTCCACACTACTTCAATCGTATTGTCGGCTTCGTTGTAGGTGGTCGGCACCAACTGCGCCTCGCGGGAGAGCGAGGGCATATTGCGCGGATCAGTTGCCGAGCGGATTTGAGGGGTAGTGGTGGGCGTCGTCATGCAGCCCACTCTACGTATTGCACTGTCTCAATTCTCGGAAAACTGAGACAATTTTTCGGCAGCGCTACTTTTCAGTCTTCGACGCGTAGTAGCGACCATCTTCGAGGACCATGCTCCTCGCTGGGTACGCCGGCACAACTGGCAGCGGCTCGCTCTGCGCGCCGCTATCTTTCCGCGCCGCTGGGTCCGAGGACATCCTCTTGACCTGCTCCTGGACGATCTGGTTGTCAGCAATGTTGATCATTAGGGATCCACCTCATTGAACCAAGTTGTTTTGTCGAAGCGCTCGCCGTTCGCGCAAGACACTCGCGCGACCCAACGCCAGTCGTCGGGTAATTCGCCCTCGACGCCGCCAAGCTTCACGACCACGAAGGTCCGCTCGGCACCGTCGACTGTCGCAGTCTGAAGCTCAGGGCCTTCCAGCAACACAACTCCGTGAACGAGTGCAACTACGCCCTTCTCTACTGGAGTCGTGTTGCGATCCGCCAGTTCATCAGTGATGTCGGCTGCGTGGTAGCTGATCTCGTCCCGGTCGCGGTCGACCGTCCATTTTTCGCCGACCTTGGTCGGAACTTTTGCACTCATCTGATTGAACCTCATTCGTTTTCCACTTCCCTCGAATACGACCACACGGCTGCCGCATCCCTCGAATATCACGAGACGGCTCCCGCTACTCTCGAAGCGCACGATCCGCGACAGCGAAACCCACGACATGTCGATTGACGCAGGCGCGCGCCGTAGATGGAACCGTACGTCAGCAGTGCCGATCTGCATCTGTGCACCGGCTACCCGAAGCCGGCGCGAGACCCGCATGCCGACGGTACCGCCACCCAACATCATCGCTGCGGCCGAAACCGGCAATGTGTAAGCGCCTGGCACCGGGGCCGGGCTGTACTGCATCGTCACCTGGCCGGCGGTCAGGGACAGCGGCGCCTGCGCAATTTGCATCCGGCGGCCGACAGGTACCGCCACGCCCTGCCCGGCTACAGCCAGCGCGGCCGGCTGAACACCGAGCCGGCGGGCGGTAAGCATCCGGGCAGGGCCTGCGCCAATGGTCAGGCCTGCCGACTGCACGGTCATACGCCGCGCCACACGCGCGGCGATGGCTTCGCCCTTTATCGCCAGAGCCGCGGACTGCACGCGGACGCGCCGCGACACCCTCATGCCGACTTGGCCCGCACCCAGCGCCAGGCTGGCGCGGCCCACGGTGAGCGTGCGCGCGATCGACGCTGCGGCGTAGTCGTCATCGTCGACCGCGGCGAAGACCTGCCAGGGGTTCGTAGACAGTTCGCGCGCCTCGTCGGCCGTCAGGACTCGGTCCCATGCCTCAACCAGGGCAATCGAGCCGTCCCAGCCGCGAATCCCGTCGCCGCGGTTGCCGATGCTGAGCACCGTCGTCGGCGCATCGGTGACCGCGCCGTCGATATCCTGCGTGATCGCCAGCCCGCCGTCGACGTAGATGTTGACCGTGGAGCGGTTGCCGGCGAAAGCGTGGGTGATCAGAATGTCGAAGTCCCGGCCCACGCTGGCGGCCGCCGCACTCCCAGGCGCGCGCACCAGGCGCTCGGAACCGTTGACGAACATGTGGTACGTCAGCGCCTGCGCGTTGGCGTCCCAATACGCCATCTGGCCGGCCGTGCCGACGCTCTTGTCATATAGGCGTCCGACGTTGACGCCGCCATTGCCGTTCCGGCGCGCGCGTACGAACACGCTGCGCTCAACGAGCGCCCCGGTGAACGGGGTTGCGATTCTGTCAGCGCCATTCACGCCCAGCGCAGAGCCGAACCCGCAGGTAAGGCCACCGGGGTATGTCGCGCGCCGCGTTCCGGTGACGGAAGCGGCGGCGCCTGACGCCAGATCGGTGCCGCCATTCACGCCGGGCATGCTGACCAAGCGCAGGCCGCGCGCCAGACCATTCGCGCGGTCGATGCGCAGGAGACCCTGCGGCTGATAGCGCATGCCGGCCATATCAGCCCACCACGGCTTGCAGCGTTGACTCCACCGTCACAGGATTGGTCGTGTTACCGTAGGCGATCACGCGCGCGAACATCACGCCGCGGGTCATCGTGACGGAGCCGCTCACCACGCCCGCTGCGCCGGTTGCGCCGCCGACCGGGAAGTAGTCGTACCAGTTGGTGCCATCCGGAGACGTCTGCAGCACCAGGGTGCATGGGACCGTCGGGGCGCTGGCGCCGTTGGTGATCTTGTAGCCCCACTCGCCTCCAGCGAACGCACGCACATCGACTGGTGCGCCGACGACCGGCGCCGCAGCGGTAGTCCCGGCCAGCACACTGGCCGAGGGCAGGATCGGAACCGCCTGCTTGTTGATCGCCATTTATTTCTCGCTTCCGTCTTCGTGGAACAGTGCTTCGGCCACCTGGCGCGCGGTGAGTGGGTCAGGCTGCTGGCCCAGCGCGCACAGCGCGTCGGCGTCCGCCTGGTCGATCGGGCCGCCCACAAACGATTGCAGGGTCGACTGCGCCAACGGCGAACCGATGCGCAGGCGCCCCTGGTCGAGCAGCGGCACGACGTGGCGCATCGGTTCGGAGGCCTTGAGGAAGTCGATAAGCTGGTTGCCGGACTCCATCCCGATTGTCTCAATGATCGTGCCATAGCCGACCTCACGTTCGTTGCCGCAGGTGCGGCCGGCCGACAGCAGGATGGCCAGCGCCTCGCAGTCCTTAGCCGCCAGCGCCGCGGCGCAGTCTGGTCGCTCGTGCGCCGCCTGGCGCAGCGCTGCTTGTTGTGCTGGTGTCATGATCAGGTCAGCGTCAGGACGCCGGTGTCCAGGTCGAAGTCCAGCGTCAGCGCCTCGCCGTCGGCGAGGGTAACGCTCGAACCGTAGTCGGCATAGCCGACCAACGGCTTGCCAGCCGAGGTATCGTTGTAAACGACGGCATAGCGCAGCGGACCGATAGCGCCGCCAGTCGCCGCGATCACCTCGTCAGCGATCTTCACCCGTGCAACGGTCGCACTGATGGTTTGGATCGCGTCATTGACCACTATCTTTACGTCCTCGATGGCACTGGCTACGGTAATGGAATCCAGGACGTAACCACCGGCAGCATAGCCCCCCGATGCAGCCACCTGAGTGATGTCCGCCAAGACTGCTGCCGTCGGTTCCGGCATGACGTTCGTTAGCGCGACCTTGAAGTTGTGCGACTCGAAGTTATGAGCGCCGCGGAGCAACGCTTTGGAGAATGCGGGGAGTCTTTGAAGCATGGACATAGTTAATCCGTTGAAGTGTGTTTAAAAACTAAGTTGGACATTGAAGGCCCTGTTATGCCGTCGATGGGTCAGCACCGCCCGGGTTGGTTGGCAGATTCCCGCGCTGCATGAACAGCACAACATCCAAGATGCCCATTTCGCGCAGCCGGTCGATATCGGTCTTCATCTCAGCATGGACGACTTCCGGGTCGTAGCCGCGCTGACGGATCTTCTCGCTGATACTGCACAGGCCGGCCGCGATCTCGGCCTGGTCGGCCTTCACTTCCTGTTCCGGATTGACGTAGTCCCACTTGGGCGGGCTGAAGTCGACCGACTTGTCGGCCATCTTGATCAGGCCCGCCAGGTACGCATGCTCGACAAAGGCGTCATGGATCGGGACCAGCAGCTTGGGGATGAGGGTCAGCCATTGCATCTGCCGGACCGAACGGCGGAAGTCCAGGATGCGCACCCGCGCGCCACTGAAATTGACTTGGTTCAGATCACCCGTCATCAAATGGTACGGAACGCCGATGCCGGCGGCGATCAGGTGCAGGGCAAACTTGACGTACTCTACGTAGCCTGGCGCGGCCTTCGGCTCGACGACAGTGAAGTTGAGCCCGCTCGGCATCCCGAAGATGTTGCCGCCGCCCAGCTCGCCAAGGTCACGTACGCCACCGCCCTGGCCCTCGCCCGCGCCGCCCATCGACGCCGGATTCTCCATCCCATTCATGTCGCCGCTTGCCAGGACCGACAAGCGGCTTTCCAAGTTCTTGCGCGCGATCTCGGCGTCCTCATACAGCTGCAGGTCGCGCACGCGGGCAATCACCGGGGCCAGGCGCGTGAAGCCCCGTCCCTGACCGGGGCGAGCTGGGTTAAACAGGTGGATGATCTGGTTTGCAGGAACGCGCTGGCTTTGCGCTCGGCCGCGAGCGACAGTGATATCGCCGGGATGCTGGTCCCACAGGTAGTATGCGGCGACGGCGCCCAGCATGTCGTACTCGATTCCGTTGACGATCTGGTTGCCATTGAGCGTGCCCGAGCGAGCGCTGTCGAGCCAGTCGATCTCAAGCAGCTGCAGCTGAAGCGGCACGGGCAGACCATCGGAGGCGCGGCGTGTGCGCTTGCGCACCAGCACCTCACCGTCCTGCTCCATAGCCCAGTATGCGGCCTTGATCAGGCCGAAATAGTCGAAGCGGCCATCGGCGTCGCATACCTTCCACCACTCCTTGAGTAGCTGGTTGATTCGCACCCGCTCTGGCCCCGTTGCGCGGGGGACGATTCCCTCGCCGACCGTGGCCGCGACCAGGCCGTCCAGGCCTGCCCAGATGTAGGGGACGTTCTGCACCAGGGCGCGCGCCTTCACGCGCAGCGTGCGGGCGTCAGCCTGGTGGTCTGCATTGGCGCTCGCGCCGGCACGGCGTGGACGCCAGGTGTCGCGCGGGCTGGCCGCCTCATATGCGCGCTGCAGTTGGCGACGGGCAAAGTGCCGGGCGATGCCGGCATGCGGGTTCACATAGCCAATGATGCGATCGATGATGTTGCGCATCAGTCGCCCCTGTGGGTGATGAATCCGAACCGGAACACGCGCGGGCCGCGGTTTTGCAAACTGCCGTTGATAACGCGGGCAGCGTGTTCCCGCGCCTCGATCATTTCCGCAGTGCTTTGGTAGACGACGGTGCGGCCATCGAACGTCACCGACTTTGCGCCAGAGGTGATCGCGGCATCGAGCGCGTCAAGGTCATGTTGAGAGATAGCCATACGCTAACGGTAGCGACATGACTGTCTCATTTCTCGGAAAACTGAGATTACTTTTTGCCGCCGGGGGTCTTGATGATCCGGTAGACGGATGCCCTGCTGATGTTGAGCCGGCGAGCGACCTCCGTCGCGTTGCGCCCATCGAACAAGCGCAGGACTTCGTGCATGATTCGATCGCGCTCCGCTTTCGGACGGCGCGGAATGTACGTCTCGATTCCGGCGAACTCCCGCCGCGCCATCTGCTTGAGCTCGGCTGCGCGCTCTTTCATCTCCGGAAACTCGATTGCGATGAACGCAAAAATCGAATCAATCAGGTCGGGATCATCGAGCAGCTCCGTACTCACCACTGTCTCCCGGCTGGCCGGCGCGGCTGGGGGAGTGGGTTCGATTGCGGTTTCGGTTTCCATGGTTCTTGTGCTTGTAGTGGTGCGGCGGTTGATACGGGTGCAATCGGGTTGGTGGTGGAGGCCTCGGCGGCAGCGGGCAGTTCGATCGCCGGTGGGTCGCTGAACAGGTCGGGCATGCTCGGCACGACAATCTCGCGCACCAGCTGCCACTGACTGGCGGTTTTCTTGTGCAGCCCCAGGTAGTGCGCTGCGGCCAAGTTGTAGACCATCAGGTCGCCGGCCTCATTGCGGTCGTTCTTTTTCTTTTCCCACACGCGCACCTTGCGGCCACGCTTCCAGACCGTGACGCTGTACTCTGCCGTCAGCTGGTCGTAGTATTCGTCCGGCAGGCCTTCCGGGAAGTGAGTGGCGCCCGGACCATCCGCCCGACTGTAGCGGCTGGCCAGGTAGTCCTTCGCGGTGTCTGTACCGATCAGCCACATCTTGGCGCCGTGAGGCATGAACTTGCCCATCCAGTTCACATCGACCAGCGTCGGCTTGACGGCGAGGATCGGCTTGTTCGAGGTGGATGCGCCCTTCACCGCATAGATGTGCCGGTGCTGGCGGGTGCGCGTGAAGTTGTACACCTCGTTGGTGTGGGCGCCGCCCGAGTCGATGAACACCGCAGCGATACCGATCTCGCGTCCGCCCGCGTGCCGATACTTACCCTTGAGCATCACGTCGAGCTTGTCCCAGGTCGCCTGCTCGGCCGGCGATCCCCACACCACCTGGTAGTCGACGATCCAGTCCTCCATGCCCTCTCCCCAGGCGACGACCTTGAGCTCAAGGCGGTCGTTCTGGGTATCGACGGCGCCAGTCAGCAGCAGGCCGCCCATCGGCACCGTACCGAGCTTGTAGCCGCCGGCCCGCTCCTTGAGTTCGGACGCCTTGGTCTGTTCCTTCTTGCGCTCCCAGCAGCGCGCCAGGCGAGTGTTGTAGAACACGATCATCAGCTCGTCGCTGCCCTCGTCCAGCTTGGCCCGGGCGGCACGGTACTCAAGCAGCAACGCCTTCCACGGCAGCCAGCCGTACGGCGCGAACATCGCGCTGATGGTGAAGCTCTCGGTCTCACCATCGCCGGCGACGCCGACAGACCACGCGCCGCGGATGAACATGCGGTTCTTGTCGGTCTCGTACATCATCGCCCCGCAGTCGGCGCACGGATAGCATGCACGGCCATCGTCATCCTCCTGGAGGCGCTCGAACACCAGCGGCTGCTCATGACCGCAGTGCACGCAGTCTGCCAACGCCTCACGCTGGGTTCCTTGGAGGTAGAGGCCATGGATGATCGACCGTCCTGCGACGGTTGGCGAGCTCGGGAAATAGCTCTTGCGATTGCGCTCGAACGTCGTCTGGCGAGCCTTCGCCAGGGCGACGGGGTCACCCTCGCCGTTGACGTTATTGTCCGCCCGGTCGACCTCATCGAACAACACGCGGCGCGCCGGGATCTCGGAAAGGTTGGCGGCAGCGCCGGCCGTCACGATATGCAGCGAGCCACCGATGTATTCCTTGGTGTCGAGCGTATTGACGGAATCGCGTGCGCGAGGTGCGGCGACGCGCTCCCGGACAGGCGGCACTGCGGCGATGGTCTTGCTGACGCGAGCGCTTGTACGCTTTGCGAGCTTGCCGGTTGGCAGGATCCACAGGAAGTTCGCTGGCGACTGGTGCACCGAGCAGCAGAACCAGTTCAGGCCAACTTGCGTCTTGAGCATCTGCGATGCGCCCATCAGCGCAACCACCTTGCACGGGTGGTTATCGGACAGCGCGCGCATAACCTCCCGTGCGTGCGGCGTGCGGTCGGTGCGGTACTTGCCCGACTCGTTCGCCCCCGATTCCTTCGGGATGATCATGTGCCCGTCAGCCCAAGCATCGACGGTCATGTTCGGGTCGGGCAGCAGGCCCCGCGAAATGGCAGGGTGCAGTACGTGCGTAGCTGGCGTCAGGCCAATCATTCGACGTGCGCCTCCAGCTGGACATCCAGGCGCTCGCCGAAGGTATGGGCCAGGCTTTCGAGCAGCGCCCGATGTTCGCGATCGATCACGTCCTCGCACTCCTCGGCGGTGCGCAGTGGCGCCACGTCTGCAGCGATCCGACGGGCGCAGTTCATCAGCCCATCGCGCAGCGCACGCGCAACCTCGAACGCAGTTGCGTCAACGTCGGACTTGAGCAGGAACTGGCCCGACATCTCGGCCAGCTTGATCTCCGCAGCTGCGGCCTCCGCTGCCTCCCGGCGTGCGCGGCTCGTGTCGTAGCCCGGCACCTTGGCCGGCTTAACCTCGGGCTCCGCACCTCCCGCACCCGCCGGGGCGGTCGGCTGCGCCTCATTTGCCATGGAGGCAGGTCGCTGGGCGTTCGCGCGCGGGCGGGTGTTCTTCTGGTACAGGTGGGTCGCGTAGTCCGGGTCGACCTTCTTGTCGGTGACCGGAATCCCGCACCTGGTCACCGCTTCGTATGCGGACTGGCGCGAGATGCCCACCAGCTTGGCCCACTCGGCGATGGTTGTCAGGTTTTGCGTCATGTCGATTCGTTGTCAGGTCGTTTGTCAGGAAATGTTTTTTGGTTCCGCTAGTGCGATGACGGGGCCTGAATTACCCTTGCCCGCCCTACCCTAGGAAGAACCTAACCCCCGGGGGTGGGGGCTGGCCGCGGCATCAGCTGCTGCCGCCACCCGGCCGCGGCCGGTTAAGTTCGGTCTCCCAGTGCACCGGGAAGCGCGCGTCGATGGTTGCCTCGCCCACCTCGTGGAAGCGCAGGCGCTTTTGGTACTGGGTCTGCTGGACGAAGATGAAGACAGGCTTGATGGCGGTCCCGTGAGCGAACTTGCGCTTCATGTACACGCCCGGGAGCAGGCCCTTGTTGCCGTTCGGCAGAACGAAGTAGGTGACGCCCTGACGCGCGATGGTACGGTTCGAGCGCTGGCTGCCGCTGGCGCGCGACTCGTAGCCGGCACCGTGCTGCACCTTGAGCTGGGACAGCACCTGGCGGATCTGGCCGCGGCGGACGTTGCCGTTCGCGTCCAGTTCGGCGCCTGCACCAGGAACAGCGAACCAGCCTTGCGGCATCATGCCGTTCACCTGCAGCATCCGCTCCATGCCCTTCTGACCACGCGAGCCGCCGAAGATCTGCGGACCGAGGAAGCGGTCGGCCGGCGTGCCCTTGCCCCACGGGTCATCCTTCACCCATACACGTGCCTCGAGGCGGTTCCGGTTGGCGGACTTGAGGAACGTGCCGTTCACGGCGTACGTGGTCGGGCGATCGAACACCGAGCGCATCTCGGCCTTGATGGCGTCTTGTACATCCTTGCCTGTACGCGTCAACGCGATGGCCGCAACGATCGGACCGCGACGGCCCAGCTCGGTGATCTGGTTCGCCACCGTGGGGAAGCTGCTCTTCAAACTCATCCTCATGCCCTGCTCCTTTCAATTTCCGGCTTTGCCGCCTACTTCGCATACCCTGCAAGTCTGAAACCCGCATGGATACTGGCTCTTAGCAGGGTATGCACACATGCAGGGTTGTTTATGATGTGACGGTCAAAAAAAACACATCGGCCCTGCTACTGTTATTCGCGCCTACGTGCGCAAAACCCGGCTAACCCTGCATACCCTGCTGAAACCCACTATCCATGCGGGTTTGCGGCTTGCAGGGTTTGATTGCTACTCTGCATAACCCTGCAATGCTCGGTCCGCACGGACCTTGCCCAGCTCCCGGAACTTGGCGATCTGCTCGTCCAATGGGTGCGGGAAATCGGCGTTCTCGACCACGAACACCATCCTGGTCTTCTTGTGCTTGCTGTCGACGGCCACGCTCTTCTTGGCCTTGTGTTCACGCCCACCGATCAGGCCGGCGAACTTGCACAGGGTGAGCGGCTTCTCCCCGCTCTTGTCGCACCACCGCTTGTAGATGATGTACAGGTCCTCCGACAGGCAGGAGCAGTACGGCGCATCCAGGTAGCCGTCCTTCCAGGTGCGGTGGAACGACATCCAGCCCGCCAGGCCGAACTCGATCACCCGCTCCTTCGCGTGCGTCATGGGCGGCTTGGTATGCTCGTTGAAGTCGTCCAGCGGCAGCGTCAGCAGAAAGTGGTAGAAGGCTTCGATGGCGCCGTTGGCGATCGCATCCTTGACCTGGTTGTAAAAAGCCGGATCCTGCTTGCGCCTTGCCTCGATGACCATGAAGCGCCTGTCCTCCAGCTCGATCGGGATCGGCTGCGGCTCGTTCGAGAGGAACACCGAGTTCATGTGGTTGCGCTCGTCCCGGGCCGGCAGGTTCTTCTCGTTGATGTTCATGGTCTTGCCGGTGATCATGTACTTGAGCGTGCCGTTGTGGCTGTACTTGTCGTCTCGCGACAGCACTTCCTCGAACAGCACGAACAGCTTTTTGCTGCGCCACGAGGTGAAGGTCGAGTCCAACTGGTGTTGGCTGGCCACCGTGCCGTAGTCGCCGAAGATCGGGAGCATCACGCCCTCGAAGAACAGCGACTTGCCGGTGCCCTGCTTCTCGCCGAACATCAGCAGCGCCGTCTGCATCTTGGCGCCTGGGTGCTGCAACGGATACGCCAGCCAGCGCAGGATCCACTCCATGTATTCGTCGGCGCGATCCTCGGCGTCGCACAGCGAGGCCAGGAGCGCGAGGATCGGCTTGATAAGCTCGGGATCGTGCTTCGGCTTGAGCGGCCAGCCCAGGAAGATGTTCACGTGACTGACCGGGTCGGCCAGCTGCGTCGGGTCGAACACCAGGTTGCGCGCCTCGATGGTCTTGCGCTGCGCATGCTCCTGCCACTTGCCGGTCAACTCGGCCGTGTAGTCGGCGCGCACGGCACCAAGCGACATCACCTGCTGGCCGATTGCGTCCCACACGGTCTCGGTGCCGCGCAGGAGCGTGAGGTTGTCGAGCATCTCGCCCAGCTTGCCGCCACTTCCGTTGCCTTCGACGGCCTTCCCGCCCACAAGGGTAGGAAGGGAATCGCGCAGAATGGTGCGGCGATTTGGGGCCTTCTCCCAGCTGGCGGCCAGTTCCTTGCCGACCCACGCCGTGAACGCCGACTTCTTCAGGCGCTGCTTGCGCCGGCTATCCCACACGTCGGTCGTGGGATAGATGAGCTGAAAGTGTTCCAGCAGGATTTCCAGCGTGGGCGCGCGCATGTCTGCCTGGATATCCTGCGGCTCATCGGCAGGAGGCGCGTCAGGCAGCGGAGCTTCGCTCAAGTAGGCTGGAGGCTCTTCGCCCGCCTCGGACGGCTGCGGTCCCTCGGTAACAGTGAGGGCACGGGAGCGCGCCGCCAGTATCTGCTCACGGACGACGTCCAGAGATTCGGCCAGGTACAGGTCATTGAAGTCGGATTCCTTGCTGTCGGCGGCGCGACTGGCAAATACGGGGAGCACCACGGACGCATTGCCCACAGCACGAGCCGCCGCGCGCGAACGGGACACGCCAGCGTTCTCGAACTTAAGCTGCTGGACGCGGCGGCCCGCGCGCACATCGGCCTCAATGTAAGGCGTCTTGGTCGAATCCTCGCGCCAGGTGGCACGGACGCAAACGGTGTCGCCGCCGGCGCTCACCAGATCGTGGTCCTCGCCGTCGATGACCGGTTCCCACTCGGTGTCGTACTCCTTGAGCAGGAACTCACCGAGGCGCGCGACGACGCGCATGTCATCGTCGGCCAGAAACAGCAAGTGAGCATCGGGGAAGTTGGCGCGCAGCTGCTTTGCGACCGCCAGCAGGTTGCCGGCATTGAACGCGACCATGACCGGCGTATCGAAGTCGGTCGCCATGCGCGAGGTCTCGCAGGTCGCATAGCCTTCGCCGATTTCAATGAGCCGGGTTTCCTCGCTGAGGCGGCCGAGCAGGCAGGCACCGCCAGCCATATCGATGCCGCTGCTGAACCGCTTCTCGCCGTCCGGCTGGATGCGCTGCAGGCCGGCCAGCACGGCACCGGCTTCTCTGTATTTCATGACCGGGACCAGCAGCACGCCGTCCTGGTCGACCCGAGTTTTCTCGCTGCCTACGCGCTTCCGCGCCAGATACGGCGACGGCTGATCGCTGTCTGCTGCTGCGGTCCACGCCTGGCGGGCGCGGCCGGCTGCCAGCTCGGCCTTGCGCTGCTTGCGCTCCGCCTCCGCGCGTTCGTGCGCGGCCTGCTTGCGCTCGGCTTCCGCTCGCTCTTCCGGCGACAGGCCGGCCCAGTCCATTGTGACCGGGATCGAGTTCGGGTTTTGTCCTTGCCAAACACCGAAGGCGCCAGTCACGATCTTGCGGCCCGACTTGAGCTCAATCTCGCGCAGGACGTACCACGCCTTTTTCTTTGGGCCGAACCGTTGTGCTTTGCCGTTCAGGACGGGATGGCCGTCCGGCAGCCGGGGCAAACCCTCTGCCGCCATTTGCTGGATGACTTCCTCACGCGTCAGCATGGTCTGCTCCCTTCATCGCGCGGGCCTCGGCCAGCATGCATTGCAGGTGCGCGAGGATGCGCGCCTTTTCTTCCGGGGTGCGCAACAACTTCGGCCCTGTTGGAAGCAAGTCCCAGAGCGCGAGGCTGCCCGTGTGCGTCTGTTGCAATTCAGCTGTCATTGGAACGGTTCGATGGAACGCCCGCCACGGCTGGCCGGCAGTAAATCTGGAACATCAGGGCCATTAGCTCCTGGGTGGTCTTGTGCATCTGCTGGCCGATCTCCTGGAGGTCTTCGCGCTCACGCCCGTCAATCTCACCGTCGGCGATGGCGGCCGTGTAGGTAGCCGACAGTCGGCCCAGTTCGACGTACAGTTCGTGGAACTTAGCCTGCAGCTCTTCGCCGCTCACGCCGTCGCCTTCCGGCAGCTGGATGAAGACGCCGCCACTTGCAGCTGCCACGGCTTGGGCGAAATGCGTCGTGCCGGCATGCGCTTGGATCAGCAAGGCAGTGGTGACGCGCATGCCGCTGCCTTTGACTTCGTACACCCGCGCCTCAAGCGCCGAACGCGCCATTCCCAGCGTGGCGGCAGTACCGGCCCATCCGTGGACCTTGATCATTTCTTGGTAAGCGGACAATAACTCCACAGTGTTTCCTTCCATTCCTAGGGTGTTGCGATCCGATCAAGCTGAGTAACCTTGTGCAACCTTGCTAACAAAAAATTTCCTATGTGCAACTTACAGACCGAACGAAAGTTCCACCGCCGCGCTGGGGATGACACCTTGGCTTTCGAATTAACCGTGCACGTTCAGAAGGGACCGCTGGTGATGCTCCGCGCTCATCTCACATCGAGCGGCATCGTGTGGAGCTATGAACTGGGCTCAACACTCAACTCGGGATCAGGTTCCGTCGCGACTCCATGAAGGCGCGCGAGTTGCTGTAGGCCGCTGACGACGGCATAGGTCGGGCGCTTGATTCCAGCTTTGCCCGCTTCCATGTCGCTAATCGACGTTTGCTTGAGGCCCACCGCGCTACCGATTTGCGCTTGGGTCAACCCGGCCTTCCGAAGGCCCGAAATCGTATGAGGAATGTCCATGCCGAACATTATGGGAACTCCGGTATTTCCTGTCAACCGGAATTCCGGTTTAGTGCTGTTAGATAATATCGGTATGTCGATAGGAGCCAGAGTAAAGCAGGCCCGCAAAGCTGCCGGCATGACTCAAATTGAGTTGGCGGCACGTGCTGGGCTGAAGCAAAGCACCATTTCCGATCTTGAGGTTGGGAAGTCACAAGGGACAACGAACGTTGCGTCTCTAGCCGCTGCTATGGCGGTGAATCCTCTCTGGCTTGAAACCGGCAAAGGCTCGATGTCGCCAAGCCCGGTCCTAAGCCCGGAGCCTGCCCCCGACGACAGTCCGTTCATGAAAAGCGCGGTAGCGATTCGCATCGGTGACGAGCCACAGACCGTACCGATTCGCAAGGTGAAATTACGACTCCGCGCGGGCGTAGCTGGCTATGAAACCGAGCCGGTGCTGGAAGATGGTGGCGTCCTTCACATGCCCCTCTCCCTAATCGAAGCGCATCAGCTAATCCCTCATCAACTCCTTGCGATGTACGTGAAGGGGTGCAGTATGGAACCGATGTTGTTCGAGGATGACCTAGTCGTTATCAACACTGCCGATAAGACACCGCGTAACCGCGAGCTATATGCAGTAAATTTCGACGGCGAGGCGTGTATCAAGCAATTAATACATAAGGCCGGACAGTGGTATCTGCATTCACTGAATCCCGACTTCGGGCCACTGAACGTGCGTAGCGGTCAATGCGACATCGTTGGCCGCGTGGTGTACCAACCTGGTCGCATGGTGACTGGCCGCCTGTAACCGGCCGCAAATCGCATAGGGGAATACATGGCGCTGAAGCCCTGCAAGGAATGCGGAGCGAAGATTAGCACTGAAGCGGCGGCCTGTCCGCAGTGTGGCGCACGGCCGAAGAAGTCAATGGGGCCAGTCGGTCGACTTCTTCTTGGTCTCATAGTATTCGCGGTGGTGATACGAGTCTTCTCACCTGGCTCAACGTCCGACGTCACCCCCGAAAAACCGAAGCCAGTCAAAACACCGGAACAGATCGCAGCCGAGAAAGCGAAAGAGGTGCGGTTTCAACGCACCCTAGTAGTCGTGAAAACCATCAAGGAGTCGTTGCGCGATCCAGAGTCAGTCAAATGGCGGAATATCCTCGCCAATGAAGATGCGAGCGTCGTCTGCGTCGAATACCGCGCCCGCAACGGCTTCGGCGGGGTGAACCTTGATCATGTTGTGTACGCCAAACAACAGCTCAGCACCACGAATGCTAGTTGGAATCGCTATTGCGCGAAAAAGGAACTGTACGACATGCATCTCATCGGTAAAGCCGTAAGCTAATCTCGTTCCTTAGATCTGGCTCCGTTATTCTGGAGCCATTTTTTGACGACGAAATACCGGAATACCGGTTGACTTAGAATACCGGAACTCCCATAATTGCTCCATCAACCTTGATGGAGCGCACATGAACACATACCGCGTCATTGTCCGGACTGCCCGCGCAGCCCACGTCTGCAACATCCCAGCCAGCTCGACCGCGGAGGCTGCTGAACTCGCCGCAACTCAGTTTGCGAGCGTCCCTTGTGGTATCACCGTTGCTGGCGGGGTGCGCTAATGGCTGCAATTACCAAGCCCACCTCGCCATTGAGCGCCGCCATTACTGCCGCGCAGGAGTTCAAGCTTCTGCTTGACGTCCAGCCAGCAGGAACCCTCTTCAACCCTGGCGGCAAAGGCGATGCCCGCACCAGCGAGACATACGCTCTTGCCTCACTTCTACTTTCCGAGGCGATTTCGGAGCGATTGTATGGAGCCGAGGGCCCAGGAGTAGTGCATAGCGGCGTCATGCCCGTTGTCGATGTCGTAGCCAAGCATCGCGCAAATATGCCCACGGACCTGCTCGAGCTTCTCACTGGCGTATCCGTCATCCTCGGGAAGCTCGGCTTCCAGATCCCTGACAAGAATGGTAGTAGCAGCGAACAGGCCGGCTCTATCGAAGTCGGAACTGGCACTGCGAGCAATAGCGATGTGGTGATCGAGAAGATCAAGAGCGAGTTCGACGCTGTTCATGAGGCCACCTCAGAAAAAGTTGTTGGACGGACATTGTGCCATGGGCGAGATCAAGTCGACCTCTTGATGGAGGCGGCCTTCGGCCCCGCCGCCGCTCGCGAGAAGCGCAGCACGGCTTACATGCAAGGGGCCCGATCCTATCTGGAGTTCCAAGTCACGCGAGCCGAATTGCCTTGCAGGTACGACGCCGGCACGCCCGAATTTGATGCTTACTTCGCCGGACGGGACGAAGGCCGCATGATCTGGCGCTCACAGCTGCGCAAGGAGCCGGCATGACCGCCAACGCCCTGCGCGAAGCGATCAAGCGCTGCGCCGCCAATGCCACCAAGGACGCGCCAGCAGATGAAGAGCGCCGCTTGGCGAACTTCGTAGCGCGTCTGTCGGCCTCGATGGAATCGCTCGGTGACCATGAACTCGACGCGATGATTTGGGGACTGCTGGACAGCCCTGAGCCGACCCGAGTCGCCCCGACATTCCCGCTGATGTCCATCCAGGCGGCGTGATATGGGCTTCCTCGCTCTCTACCGCTACTACCGCTTTCTCGGCAAGCCGTTCCTCCTGTCCGTGCGCCTGGCGCGCCACCACCGGATGCCGAGGCGATAGCCATGCACCGCATCTCGCCAGATCGCGCAGCCCTCGAAATCGCGCACCGCGCGCTCGACACCGACGCCCAGCTGGACGAGATGCTCAAGAACCCGGCCCTCAAGATCATCTTGGAGGTCGTCGCCCGCCGGCACATGCAGCGCCGAGCGCGGGTCGATGTGAAGAAGCTGCAGGCCAACGACCAAGATTGACCACCAGATGACAACACCGAACAGCCTCACCCCGAAAGCCGATTTCGTCTCGTTGAAAGTCGCCGCCGAGGACAAGAACAATCCGACCGTATCGAAGGTGACGGCGTTCGCGGTCGACCCGCGCGCACTGGAGGTCGAGGAAGGTTTCAACGCGCGCCCGCTGAACCCGGACCACGTGAACGAGATGGCCCTGGCGCAGCGCAATGGCGCCGTCTTCCCGCCGCTGGAAGTGCGCGTCGAGGACGGCCACATCTTCATCGTCGACGGCCACCACCGGCACGCGGCGTCGATGCAGAACATCGCTGCAGGTTTCGACATCAAGTCCCTGGACGTGCGCCACTTCCGGGGCAACGACGCCGACCGCGTCGCCCACATGATCACCAGTGCGAGCGGCCTGCCGCTCACCCCGCTCCAGCTGGGCGTCCAGTACCGCAAGCTCATCGGCTATGGCTGGACCGAGCCGCAGATCGCCAACCGCCGCGGCAAGTCGGTCCAGCACGTTAAGGACATGATCCAGCTGGCCGAAGCGAACAGCGACGTGCACCAGCTGGTCAACGCCGGCCAGATCTCGGGCACCGCGGCGCTCAAGGCGGTCAAGCAGCACGGCAGCAAGGCCGGAGCGGTCATCCAGGAAGGCCTGGAGCAGGCTCGCGCCGAGGGCAAGGAAAAGGTCACGCCGAAGGCGCTCGCGCGCACCAGCAACCCACGCAAGCCAGCGGACAAGTTCGTGATCGCGTGGCTGATCGCGAATGCGCGCGTGCTGCAACGCCCACCGCAACCGGGCTACTCGCGCCGCACCTACGACATCACGATCACTGTTCCAAACGAGGTCACTCATAGCGATGACCTGCACACGCTGCTCGCAAACGCAGCCAACTACACCACCACCTGAAAGGACCACCATGGATCGCAACACCATTAGCCCCGGCTCGACCGTCAAGTTCGACAGCGAAGCCGGGCCGCAGCAAGGCACCGTCCAGCAGATCATGCAGGACATCGGCAACGGCGCCAAGGTCGCCTTCGTGCGCGTCACCGGCACCCTGGACGGCGCGCCGTGGCGCGTCCCTGTCAACGAGCTGCAGCTGCTGGAGGCCGCATGACCACCAAGCCGCCCAAGGCGTTCGCCCTCTTCCTCCAAGACCTGCGCGATGGACGCGCTCATGCCGAGCTGACTGGCTCGCTGGCCGAGCTGCTGACCGCCGTGAAGGAAACCGGCAAGGCCGGCGAGATCACCTTGAAGATAAAGGTCAAGCCGGCCGGCCGCGGCACCGACATCGACAAGGTGAACATCACCGACCTGATCACCGCAAAGCCGCCGAAACCAGATCGCGGCGAAGACTTCTTCTGGCTCACCGACGACAACAACTTGTCGCGCAACCACCCGCGTCAGCAGTCGCTCGAACTGCGCGAGGCCACCCCATCCCAACCACAGACCTTCAAGGAAGCCTGAACGTGAACGACAACCAGAACAATACGACCGGCATCGCCGGCAACGCCCTCGCCAGCACCGTCGAGCAAACCCACTTCGACGCCAGCACGATCGAGAAAATCGGCGCCCTGTCGCTGGCCGCGAGCGCGATCCAGGAGATCAACGGTACTACGCACCTGGTGATCCCGGAAGGGTTCAGGCACATCGACCTCACCGCCGCCATGGAGAAGGCGGGAGAATACCCCAAGCGCAAGACCGGCACCGTCCACCTGGGTGACCTGTCGAGCTTCAACGTCTACGTGGCCGACCAGGGCGAATCGTATGAAACCTACATCTACGCCGATCCGGACGCGCGGACGCTGACGGCGGTCCTGAATGAACACGACAAGAGCGACGACCACGCCGGCTGGCGCGACTTCCGCGCAGCGTATAAGGCCGAGCTGAGCCGCGAGTTCACGAACTGGCTGCAGTTCAACAAGAAGCCCATGGAGCAGGAGGACTTCGCAATCTTCTTGGAAGACAACATCGCCGACGTCGTCGAACCCTCGGGCGAAACTCTGCTGCAGGTAGCCCTGACCCTCCAGGCCAAGACCGAAGTGAACTTCAGCAGCCACAAACGCCTGGACAACGGCCAGGTCCAGTTCGCGTACAGCGAGACCGTCGACGCACGCGCCGGCACCGGCATGATCGAAATCCCACGCGAGTTCACCATCGGCCTGCGCCTGTTCAAGAACGGCGACGGCTACAAGATCCGCGCCCGCCTCAAGTATCGCCTGGGCGCCGGGAAGCTCAAGTTCTGGTACGAGCTGGACCGCGCGGACAACGCGATCGAGGACGCCTTCCAGGCATACATCGACCAGGCGCGCGAGAACGGCTTCACCGTCCTCATCGGCAAGCCGTAAGAGCCGAGCCCGCCATGCGCCGATTCCACCGTCAACCCGCGTTCCAAGCCAAGGCCAACGTGCCGATGGTGACCGCTACCCGCGACCGGCTCGCATTGGAGATCCGCATGGCGGGCGAGCTGCTCGCCCTCCGCCCGACGATCGAGGCCTACAACACCCTGTCGAAGATGCTGGCCGCGCTCGATCGCGCGGGCATGCAAAAGTACATTCTGGCGCCCGGCACTGCGCTGATGAATACGATCTGCGACCGCTTCGAGGCCACAGGCGTAATCACCGTGGAGCGCGAGGAGGCCGCAGGCCTGCGCCAGGTGGCCGCAAACATCGACGCCGCGCTGCACCGCTTGCCGCTGCAGCGATTCAACCGAGCCGTGGCCGAAGTCGAAGCGTTCTTCGCCGTCACGAATACCGAATCCACCGAAAGGAATTAGCCGCATGAGCAGCTTCGGATCCACTAGCCGGCTCAGTTCGGACCTGTACCGCCAGCAGACCTCGGCTGCGCGCCCCATCACCTTGCGCCGCCGACGCTGTGCATGCGGGAAGGTCGTCACGGCCAAGCAGCTCGTCCAGTACGGCGCCTGCGCCTCGTGCGTGCGAGCCGCGGCCAACCAGGTCAAGGAGGCAGCGTGACCGGGCCAGTACAAACGAACCAAGACGAGCCGAACGACCCGGCCGCCTACCGTGCGCATCTCTTGCTGCTCAAGTCGATGCATTGCGCGCGGCCGGTGGTGTACCAGGGGAAGAAGCAGTTCATCACCTGCCTGACCGCCAACCGCGACGGCGGGCGCATCTCGATGACCGTGTACCTGGCTGGGATGCCCGGCGGCATCGACAGCAGCGAAATCGAAGTACGACCAACGAATAAGGAAGGAACACCAGCATGACCCATATGACATTGCAGGCGGTGCGCCAGCTCATCGCCAACGACTCCTACGCGATCACGTACCAGTCGGTCGGACAGTACCGCGCCGCCCTCCTGCGCCATGTCGATAGCTTAGTCGACGGCACCCAGCAATACGCTTCGGGCGGGACCGTACCGACCGAGCTGCGTCTGGTCGGCGAGGGCTTGCGTCCGCTCAGTGCCCCAGCCGGCGCACAGGCGGTGCTACTGCCGCTGTCTGCTGGCCGGCCTGATCCTGGGGAGCACGTGCGCGTGCTGGTCTACACCGAGGGGACCGATTTCGCTGGAGACCAGTATTTCGACATCCTCACGGAAGACCTATGGGAGCCAGATCCGGACTGTCGCGAGGAAATCGCCAATGCAGCCACCCACTGGATGCCGCTGCCGATGCCTGGCACCGCTTTCGCTGCGAAAGCCGAAGCGCCAGCCGAGCTGCGCGCCGCACTGCTTGAACTGACATCTACCCAGCGCAAGCTGATCGACGCGAACGCCGAGATCGCATGCTTGCGCCTGGCCCAGCAAGCCGCAGCACCTGGCGCGTTGTTGGAAATCCTGCGGGACGTGCACGACACGCTGGCCAGCGAGAGTGACAGCGATCTCGACCACTTCGAGGACGACGAAGACGAACGCGAAGGCGCGCCTCTTCAGTACGCAGCGCGCAAAGTCATGGAAGTTATGGACATGTTCAAGGCCGCCCCTAGCGCCCTCGGCACACCGGAAGCGGCGGCCAAGCTGATGCAGGCACTCACCACTGGCATTCCGCTCTACGAGCCGGTGTATATCGCCAAGGCGCTCCGCGCGCACCGTGAAGCGCGTGTGTCTCTGGCTGGCGGCGCTGGCCCGGGTGCAGCGGTATTTTTGGTGAACATCCAGATGACACCATGGACGCACACGAAAGAGACGGCCGAGGCATACGCGAAAGGATACAACCGGGCGCTCAAGGACTACCGCGCAGCGCTGCTCGATGTCGCCGCCCAGCACGACTGCGGCCACGGAGAGGAGTGAGAAGTCGTGAAACCAATCTACTTGGAACTGGACGCGGTCGCCGGAGCGGTCGCGCTAGCCGCTTCGACTGTGCAGCGGCTTGTAAGGGAGGGAGCTTTTCCGAAGCCTCGACAGCTCTCTGGTCGGCGTGTAGCGTGGCTGGTACGTGAAGTTGAAGAGTGGGCGGAGGCACGGCCTGTATCGGATCTACCGCCCCCAGCAAACACGTCACGCCGCATGTGCTAATTCATACTACCTACATGAACTTATTGACGTCGCAGACTAAAGGTCATTTTTTCGAAGGATCTTCAGGATTACGGATCAATTTATCCCTATTGGTAAGAAGCTTCTTTGCTGCAATCTCATTGTCAACATTCGTTTTAACCATCTCCGCTGGAATGATCGTCATGACAACGATCATGACCTGCCACAATGTCAAAATAGAGAGAGTTAGGAAAGAAAATCCTCGAAGGAATGGCAAGTAATTAAGGACACCCGGGATCTGCTTTATTAGTGGCGCAGAAATTCCGATCAAAAGCAAACAAACTAGAATAATTGTTGAATGAACCGCCGGAACTAATAAAAGCCCCACATTACCATTATTCCCGTCTACGCCCGCAGCCTTTCCAAACGAAAGCTTCAGCCTCTCGGGATAAATTATTGCCAGCCACGCTCCAACAACGGCGAAGATAATAGATGCAGTATTACGCAGGGCCTCATACAGTGGCCACTGTTGAATGAACGGAATGTACTGACCATAGTATGCACTGGCAACGCATATGGCGATGCCAGCAATACAAAAAACGGAAAGTACAGTCGCGCGTATCATTGCAATAAATTTAATATATTCTGTTGATTGTCTTCAAGAGCCTGCAGCAGAGAATCAATATCTACAGCCTCTTCGTTAATCCGTTCGACATTAAGAATAAAGTCCCCAGCAGCGTGCTCCTTGCTCAGCCAGTGTGGATCAGATTCGCCGTCGAGAACAAACCCCATATCGTCCCATCCGCTTACCTCCGGAGCAGCTGCCTCACCTTCAATCATTTCTTCCAGTTCGGCCAGCGTAGGTCGGTAATCTAACTCAATGTACACGCGCTCTTTGACAACGTGCTGTGCATTTCTTGAACTGTGAAAAAACTGCACTGCAGCTTGCCAGAACGCTCGGTCTACAGCTTGAGTAGTAGTTACATGCCCCCGCCTTACGATGCGCCGAATTCGATCAACATTTTGAATGATATAGTCCAGGCGATTAGGCTTCTGAAAGACATTGGTTTTAAAGAACGGGCGAACCTTTTTTGGAGTCTGATCACCCCGATCAGTATAGCCGACTACCGCTCGCTCCCCGTTATGATCTCCCATAATCGAGTAAGACATGTATCTCGACATAAACCGACCTACATACGAGACCATAGCTCGCTGCCCACTTCGCCCTGTCTTAAATCTGATAGTTGCAACAACGTTTCTCGCAGGAATTACCCAAAAGTAAGTTGCATATCCAGGAATGCTGTCATCTTCTACATCATTCATATGAACCTTAGTTTCCCCTACTTTTGCCTTCATTGGCACGGAGGGGATCCCAGTTTCATGGGACGGTATTTCATTCCAGGTTGCCACCACCCAGCTTGCATTCTTTTTCTTGATACCAAAAAGATATACCGGATTTTCCTCGAGCTTTTCTGCCGGATCGAAAATTTTCGTCGCCGACAATTCCGATCCGTCTGACCAATCCTGCAGTTGAGTTAGCACATCCTCAATACCGCTGAAATCAGGTTGTATGGCGCCATGTTGGTAGAACCCGCACCGCGATATCTTGAAAAAGCTGATTTTTACGTCTTCTGGCTTGAGCATAACTTAACTGAGAGTTAACAAGAGTTACACTTGTTATAACATCATTAGTGCCGCCGGTCAACTTTTAGAGAGCCATTCGTAATGCTCAGACAACTTAGTTAGCCAATGCCTTCGTTCACGATCGTATTGGTGCAGGTTATAAATGCGCTCAATGCCTTTGGGCATATGGCCTACGACAGCTTCAGCGACTTCGGCATCGCAACCGAGAGCCGCCAACTGAGTTCGCCCTGTTCGACGAAGATCGTGCACGGACCAGTGCGACACTGGAAGACGCGTACGCTGATACGACGGTCTCGTATTCGAATATGGCTGGCGTACCCATACCATAGCACTAATTGCCTTTTGCTCTACATGACCGCTTCGCCCGACCGAGGGAAATAAGTAGCCCGTTTCCACGGCTTGCATCCTTCGCTGCACGATCGCAGCAGCGCGACCTACAAGCGGCACCCGTAGGTCAGTTGCCCCATCACGCCACGAATTCTTCGTTTTCTCTTTTGGGATCGTCCACCACAGCCCATCAGGTTCACGCGTGATTTCACTTACTTCCATCTCAAGAATCTCGCTTCCACGGGTGCACGTCCACATGTAGAGCGTTACCACGTCTTCTACTAATCGTGAGAAGTTGGGCAGCCATGGAATGAGCTGGCCAATCTCCGCCGCGCTCAAGACGCGCTTAGCAGTTCCAACACGCTCCCCCTCCCGCATCCGTCCCTTGCTGCGAAGCTTACCCTTCATAATCTGGCGCCACCAATTGGGCACCTCAGAATCCAGCCGGCCGGCGTCGTGCGCATACTCCCAGGCCGCGCCCATCTCCATCCGAATACGTGCGGCCTGCACAGGCGTATCCAGGTGCGCCTGCAGCAGGTCGAAAGCGATCGCGCGCGACACCCTTGAAGCGTCCATATCAGCGAAATCAGGGTGGTCCGCAAACACTTTCTCGATCGTGCGCCGCGTCTCGTCAATTCCCTTCTGCTTACGGTTACGGATAATGTGCCCATCGAAGTACAGCTTCCAGAGCGCTCGCACCGAGAACCGGTTAGACGCAGCAGCGCGCGTAGCCTCAACCGCTGCCCGCTCGCCCTCCCTCGCCGCGCGCCGGTCGGCAGCTGGGTCACGGCCCGATGCGCGCGTGTCACGCAGCTTCTCCCACTCAACTTCGGCACGCGCGGCGGACATCTCTGGCCAAGTACCGATCTTCACTTGACGCATGCGTTGATCGACCGGACTCTTGTAGCGGTAGATCCACGAACGGCTTTTCGTGGACACTTCCAGGCGCAGTCCTTGGCAGTCGGAGATGGTAAAGTGTTGACCTGGCTGAAGCAGCTTCGCGGCGCGCGCGTCAAATAACAT